GCGCGATTGGCGAGGAGTGAGGCAATCCCGACATCGTGAAACTCCACAAGTGGGTCAGGAACTTTGGGTGAGTTGCGTTCAATGCTGGCGTAAATCTTTTTGCGCTGGGCGATCTGCTTGTCAATCCACGCCAAGTATTCTTCGTGGGTGTGTTTAGTCATTGGGAACCTGCTTTCCTGTAATCCAAATGGAACGACAATTTGAAAAGAAAAATAGTGATAGACCACAGATACTGGGTGTTCTCGTATTTCATTCCGACCATCCAATGTCCTTTAGGGGCGATGTGATACCAGGAGTCAAATTGCTTCACTCCTTCTCCCCCCTTCTTGGAAATATCAATCGGGGTGGTGCGGATTTCATTGCACAAATCAGCCAATGGCTCTGTCATATATTCATTCGCCTTATATTGGAAAAGTTCAATCAACCTCTCCCTATCAGCCTTCACAATGGCTTCGACTTGGGCGAGAGTGAAGTTGGGTTCGGGTTCGGGTTCGCAAACACAAAGACATTCATTTTTTCTTGCGCAAAGCCCGTGAATATCCAAACTACATTTTGGACAAAGGGTGTATAACATCACTCACACCCCTTCCGAGATGAGGGTGGGGTTGATACGAAGTTCATTCCTTCGCCTAGGTGTCGCTCTGTATCGGGAAAGAGATTTCCGCAATCAGAGCACTTCCTCAATTCACTCATCACTCCACCCCTTTGCTTACTTGTGATTTGAGTTCAGCTAACTCTGCTTCCAACTTTTTGATCGCAATTTCTTTCTCTGATACCCCTTTTGAGATGATGATTGGCTTGATTAGGTCAGACCATACATAATCATTTCCATCTTCGTCATACCAAAGTTCCGTATCACACCTAAAAGGAGAACGGATTAACTTTCTCGGTGTCCAATGAACATTTAACTTCGCCTCAACAATCGCCCCAAAGTTTTTAGGTTCGGTGACTTTTGGGCTGAGCAATTCATCGTGTGTCATGTGTAAATGCCCTCTCTCCAAATACTGAATGTTTTGATGCCCCTATACAATAGTGTACCAAATCTTCTGGCATATCGCCAATATCTTTAAACTCAGTACCCTGATAATTTAGGAACCAACATTCCATACCCTCTTTGCGAGTTCTCTCAAGAAGATCTAGAGAAGCTTTCTTACCAGCAGGATCATTATCCATAGCAATGATTAACTTATCTGCCTGCTTCATTAGCTGAACTTGATCGCTACTTACAGATGCCCCGAAAGTTGAGACGCCTCCTGAAACTCCCAATGATCCTAGACGTACGGCATCCAAAGGAGACTCAACTACAATCATAGTTCCACCTCTAAACGCATCTAAGCCAAATAAAGTCTTGGACTTAGCTACACCGGTTGGACGATTGCGGAATAGGCGCTGAGTCTGGCTCTTCTCTTGCCATCCCATAAGCTTATGAGATTGAGGATTACGAATAGGGGTAATCCAAGAATTGTTTGCAGGACTCCACTTAACCCCATATAGTACGCAACCATCCTCTGTAAGACCTCTAGCAGACATTGCCCACTCTGGCGGTATGCTGTCAAAAATAGACAGGCGTGCTTCGCTCATACCTACGGGAGCGGGGATAGGCACATAGGATATACGAGCTTCCTCCAGCTGACGAGCAAGGTATTCAAAGTTAACCTCAATATTATTTCTGAGCCATTCCTTAGCGGAATCAAAGTCAATGATCCCCCACTGAGTAGTGAACTCTTTAATCTCAGCAACTAAGGTAAGAAGAGTTCCCTTATACCCACAAGAGAAGCAATGATGTACCCCAGTCTCAGCATTCATAGACCAAGAAGGGTTGTTATCTTCTTGGCCTGTGCGCTCTAAGTGCATGGGGCATAAACCGATAAGCTCATCTCCACGCGGACTAGTCTCAACTCCTAGTGTCAATAAGACACCTTCTACTGAACCCTCTGAATACATCATTCCTCCCTTAAATATCCTGGATTATCTATAGGTGTGGGCGCTGTGGCCTTAGAGCCACAGAGCGCACACTCCATCTCCGTGAAGTACATAGAGATCTCATAGTCTTCAAACATAACCTGTATGTTCCAAAGCCTAGAACCACATATGCAAACATGTATAGGATCTCCACGTAAGTCCATCACTTCTTTTTCCTTCGTAGCATTAGTCGGCGTTCACGAGGCGTAGTTCCTCCCCACACTCCCTCACCTTCTTTGCTAGCCACTGCATAGTCTAAGCACTTGTCTTTCAACCAACAACTATTACAAATGCTTTTAGCCTTAGCTACTGAGGAGTCTGTGTACTCCTCAGGATAAAAGATATCTGTATCATATTGAGTACAGAGTTGAGTCCCATCAAATGGACTGGATATTTGAAAAAGCTGCGTATTCTTCAAAGCGACCTTCCTCCCAATCCCATAATAAATCCGCTGAGCCCATCTCTGAGATACGACTTGCGGCCACTGTTAGTGATCTTGAGGAGTCATCCTCTTCATCTTGTCTCTGCAGGACTAGAACTATGTCAGAGTCTTGTAGAAAGGATGAGGTATACCCAATAGAGTCAGCAGTAACCTTGCCACCGCGCAGCTTAGACCGCAAGGTCTGAGTACTAACAACTACAGGAATATCATATCTTTGTGCTACCTGCTTCATTTGACGAGTAAGACTACGAAGAGATCTCTCTGTTTCCGTCTCTCCAGTTGCCTCATCATGCATAAGATACATACCATCTACGAATAAAATATCCGGGGAGTACTTCTCAATCTTAGCACAGAGACCGGTAACAGTTCTAGAGGCAACGGTGTCCGGCATCCAGAAGTCGTCTCTAGAGGTATTTAGGTGGGCAAGGAACCTTGCATCTTCATCAGGATGCAAGGCGCTTGTAATCAATCTCTTATGAGAGATATGAGAGCGCATAGCATCATAACGAGTCTTCATTTCACGAGCAGTCATCTCAAAGGACTGAAACATAACGCGTTGACCTTCGTTCTGTGCACTGATTGCCATTTGCATAGCAAGCACAGATTTACCAGTCTTAGGTGGAGCAGCAATAGTCCATAGCTGTTGATTAAGAACACCGGAGGTAATCTCATCAATGGTTTTAAACCCTGTAGACAAACCTAGCAAACCGTTAGGACGAGTCTTGATAGCCATGTACTCGTCATAACGATCCATAGGACTGTCACTAAGGTTTTCATCAAGAGACTCTCGGACACCCTCGTTCATAAGAACCTGGGCTGCTTGAGCCATAGTCTGCAAAGCAGAGTTATGGTCTTGCTGAGCCACAGCCTGCTGAGCATCTAGAAGAGCGTCGATAGTCTTCTGACGCTTACGGTACTCGATCAGCTGATCTAAAAGATACTCGATGTTATCCTCTACTGCAAGCAGGGTATAGGTCGGGAAGTTATCCTTAAAGGTTACAGCAGTAGGAACTTCTCCGTACTTCTCATTGTGCTTAACAATGAACTTCCACACCTGACGGTTTAGATCATTAAAGAACCAGTCTTCTTGTACACCGCACTCAATTAAAGGCTTTATATTTCTATCTCTAATTGCCTTGGATAACAAACGCTCTTCATTATTTGCTGCCATATGTTGCCCCCTCCTCTAGAAACCAATGCCCGTATCGCAAACCACGACTAGGTAAATCAATAACGTATTTTACTTCTGGCCTATAAGGAAGCTCTGCCACAAGATCGGCAACCACATTATAGGCTGTTGAATAGTTGAATGGATTTGTCCCTAAGTTGTCTAGATCTTCTAGAACTTGATCCATTTCTTGTTGCGAACGTTCGAAGCCAACCAACTCCATAACGTAGTCGTTCTTTTCTCTGAACCGCCAGAAGTGCGCGAGAGCTTGTCGATCATAGGTAACTTCCTGATACGGAATACGAAGACCCAGAACCTTATTAACTTTAGGCTCACTTTTGAGTAAGCAGTCAACTGCGACCAAGACTCTTTTAGGTACTTCATTTGAAATATCGCCCCCCCGCATAATTAAAGCGCTTCGATCTTGCCGTAGTTTATAAGCAGTTCTCTAAACGCTATAGGATCTTCGCTAGCCATTAAGCTTTGATCTTTGTCTACACGACTAGAAACTTCTACAGGATAGATGCCACCATTCTTATCCATCTTGGTTTGTACGAAGCGAGTATGCTTACAAGAGACACGGGTTTCAAACCCGGGGCAATTACAACGCAACTTATGGGTGTTGTTATTAACATGCACCTCATGAACACCTGTGTCAGATAAAAAAATCTGAGTAATCATCCAGTTCAATGTCTTCTCTTTCATTTGCGTCGATCCCCCATCTCCGATTCTACAGCAACTGATACGAAAGCTTCATGCGCAAAGCTTTCCATTGGTTCCCCATATGTAACTCTCCATTTGCTTAGAGGTACATTTGTAGTTACGATTGTTGGTAGTCCCGCATTAAAGCGTGCACGCAACAAAGCATCAAACGTATTCTCTGACCAGCCTGTTTGAGTTCGATACTCTTTCCCCAAATCATCTAGAACAAAAAGCGGTATAGAGTATTTCGCATCTCCAAAGATTTCCTTAACCTTGTCCTTAAGATCTCTATCTGTCCACGATTCTTTTTCTAGTCGGAGGAACTTTGGGTAGTCCATAAACACCCCCGGCTGAGATGAAGAAAAGGACATGGTCCTAATAAGGCTTTGAAGGGCCACAGAAGCCAATGTAGTCTTGCCGTGACCTGGTTCCCCTACCAATAGGAGCCCAAGGCCGCTAGAGGGGCTTCCAGGGCTTTTAATGACCATACCAGACTGGACTGTACTGACCCAGGATTCGGTGACGGTCTTAGCCTTAGAATCGTCTAGGTCTGAGAACTCCATACCCAAGGTCTTCATAGGAACCTCTGCACGCAGTAAAGCGTGCTTAATGGTCGGTGACTCTTTGTTGATGTCGTACATTACTTGCCTCCTAGTAACTTGAGCATCTTCTCTTGGTGAGCTAAGAAAGCCTCGTCTTCGTAAACAATCTTTTCCTCTGTAAGAACTTTTCCCTCTACGCTTTGATAGAACCCGATGAACTTACGCCACAGAGGAACTCCAACGCCTGCGCTGTTTAAGTTGCGAGGATCTTCAAAGAACATTCTGATCGCTGCAAGTATGTGGATCCTGGTAGACCCGTTACTTACAGCCTTGTTAATCCATATGGCAAGCTGTTGAGTGTTCAACTGCATAGTCAGATGTCCTGCTGTGCTGTTGTTAAGTAGAGAGGAGAACTCTGAGACTAGGTCTTTGGTGTTCCACTCTTCCTCAGGCTTGTTACTGCGGTGGTCTACAGAGGCTGTACTAAAACCTTTACCGCCGTACTTAGCCTTACGCATAGCGGCTTTGTCCTCAACCTTGCCTACAGCTCCAGGAGCGTCTTCTGCTTCCCGCATAATCTTAACTCTGCGCATCTCAGACTTACTGTGGTAGTTTCCAGTTTCGGTTTCTTCTCCATCAAGATTCCAAGGCATCTCAGCTCCCTCCTCATTCGAGGACGCAGTCCTCGTTATAGTAGAAGTACGAAGTACTTCTACTATAGGTTTACTATTAGTAGTATTACTATAGTCATATATAGTTGCATCACTATAGTCATACAAGAGCCCTGAAAATCCGGTATTCAGAACTTTAGGGTTAGACATTACCGCTTCTTTTGTAAACTTCATTACGCTAATCCATTTAGTGCCGTTCCACTCTCGTGTGGTTCGGATATAGCCTGCTCTCCTCAGCTCATTTATGGCAGCCTGAATAGCGTCACGACCTTCCGGCATGACGGCAGACATCTCATCGGCCGATACTGGTCTTCCCAGTTCAGCATAGAACGCAAAGATTCCCTTAGCCCGTGCAGACAAATACGGGTTTGAGTATGGTGATTTCATTTTCCCCCCTTTATAAATATTCTACCGCGGAGGTATGCGCTTTGGCAAATCTCCTTTTGGTAGGCCCGTAAAGATTTGCTCTACTAGAAGGGACAGCGTAAGCCCTATAAAGGTAGAGGCTAATACATACGGTAACAGGTGTCTCAACCCTACATTGAGAGTTAGACAAAACACTGTACTAAGTCCAATACCTAATAGGCCTCGCCATTTGCCAATAGAAATTAAAAAAGCTTCTACAGCAGACAGTAAGCATGCAGTTGCTAAAGCAGAAATTAATATAGTGTCCATATAAATTACTGTACCACAGGTTACTGGCGTAACACAACTCGGTCAAGATCAAAGGCTTGACCTGCAGTAAATGCAGTTGGCGTACATGTAACTGTTAGGATTACATAAGCCGCTGCTGAAATATTTCCTACAGCATAGCTGTTTGAAATATATGCCCAACGAGTAAGCAAAGTAACTGATGCAGTCTTGGTAGTCGTATAAACCTGAACGTTATTAGCGTCATAGAAAGTAGCAACAAGTGCATATGTTCCAGCACCATTTGTTTCTGGACGTACTGCTATTGAGGCTAAGAAGTTAGTGTTCGGAGTGATGTATATCTTTCCGGTAGATGTTCCGAAAGCTGCAGTACCGTTTACTGTAGTTACCTTAGCGTATGCTTGTCCATGAGAAACGTTATCTCCAAACAGAGAGCCTCTAGAAACTACACGCGTAAGCGTAGCATTATTTCCTACCCAAGCTCCAAGATCTTTTTCAAAAGATCCAGAAGGCACTAAAGATTCTGTAAGGTCCTGATAATCGGTGTCTGAGATTCCTGTCTTAATTGCTACAGTGGATCCTATAGGTGACACTAAAGGTAGCGTAGCCTTTAGACGAGATGCTTTAAGATTATAGTTATAGAAATAGCTTCCCTTACCACCATTTGTAGCTTCGCCTTGAGTTGCATATATTGTTTTAGCGGCGTTAGTAGGGTTAACTATGGTAATAATATTTGTTCCTGTGATTGGAACAAATGGTGTAGACCTACGGCCATACTCTACTTGTGCCCCATCAAAGTGGAAGTATGTTCCTGAGTTGACAGAGATTTGGAATACGACTGTAGTAGCGCCTGCTGCTAGCTTTTGTACTGTAGAGATTCTAGTCCAACCAGTAGCTGCAGTAGCGCCAACAATATACGAATCTGTTCCTATCGTATAGGTTGTTGCAGCTCCTCGAACATAGACAGATATAACTACGTCTTCTCCACCTACTGCTGCCCATGGAAGATAAGCAGTTCCGGTAACAGAGCCCGTAGTTGTATACGCTGCCTTACCCCAATAGGTTCCGCTAAATGCCGTAGTGTAGCCGTTATCACTAGCTGTTCTAGTAACAGTTGTTGTGCCAATAGCCCCGGCTGCCCAATCAGACGTATCAACTTCAAGGGAAGAGTTAGACATGTAGTTAAACATGTTACGTGTTTCCCAACGACAGTTGTTTATATTATAATAAAGAGTGGTCAATGGGTTGGCAGGATTTACTCCGCCGCTTCCTGAGAAATAAGGGCTAGCAGTTTGAGCACGTTCTAAAAGAACTCCGTCCAACCAGAACTTAGTTCCTATTGATGCGCTTGTAAAGTAGATAGATACCTTAGCTAATGGATAGCCAGTATCTTGTCCGTATGGTGGAGTAATTGCAGTTATCGAGATTTGTTTGGTAGCTGTTGTAGATAAGGCTACCGCTGTAGAGCTTGCTGAATAGATAGTTGTTGGGTAGTACTGGCCATTAGTATCTGAATATGTAGTGGTTTGAGAAGAGTCGCTAGATTGGCTAGAGAACTCTATTAAAGCTACAGCGTTTAACGCTGCGCTTCCCATTACATACCCGCTGAATGTATACGTAGCGTTAGGATCTACTGCAATCCAGTCTGATACAAATGCAGCTGTTCCAGCAACAGTTGATGTAAGCAATCCGGCAGTAGTTCCATGAACTACGGCAGCCGCTGTAGATGTATCCGTACTTAATGTTCCATTGTATCCAGACCAAGAATGAAGGCCGGCTTCAAAGTCAGGGTTAGGAATAAAGTTTTCTTTTTGTCCTCGAAGGCTAACACGAACACGTCTAGCATCCTCATATTCAAAGCTCTTATATGCCTCTGCTAATTGGAAGTAGTCAAAGATGTATGCACTAGACGTAGCTGCACTAGGAGTTACCGTAATAGTTACGGTAGCAAAATAAGCGTTGATTGGAGAAAGTTTTCCATTTCTTCCAGAATCAGAACTGCTTGTAAATTCTAACCAAGAAGTGGTTGTGGTTGTAGCAGTAGGTACCGCAGTAGTAGAGATAGTGTTTGAATACTTATCTTTCCAAGTAATTATAGTAGAGACTGTAGCTGAAGTGTTTAGGTGTTGAACCCAACCACTAAATACATATCTAGTGTTAGGCTTAATAGGAATAGGTACGGAGCCAGTAATAGTTACTGGAGTTGTAGCCGTTGTAGTAAGCTTTGCATATCCTTTTGCGCGAGGCACAGTAGTAAGATCGTAAAGAATATTTGTAGGTGGTTGAGGGGCTGTAGGTGATGTGGGGTATACAAACGATGCCCAAGTTCCACTACTTGCTACCCAAGTTCCTACAGATTCTTCAAAAGAAGAATCATTGTAGTCTAACAAAACGTTATGCCCTGTAGTAACTGTGTTACTTAGGTGAGTCAACCCATTTGTGTATATGTTGATACCTATATTGGTTCCACGGTATTTGCCGATGTAGTATCCAAGGCTTGTCAATGATCTGTTATAGCTATCTCCCAGAGATACCTCATAGTTAAATCCAAAATCTAAAACTCTTTGTTCAGAGATAATAGATGGAATATAGTTGCTATCAGAAACTCTTGCTAGCAGGTCTGCTTCAACTCTGAACATATCATAGACAAGAGATAACGCTTCTAATATATTAACTAGTGTGTTGTCCGATTCTGGCTCACCTAGAGCATCTCCTTGACCGTTATAGTTGTTTAGCCATGCTCGTGGCATCCAAGAGGTTACTCGTGTAAGCGTGCCTGTGTCTCCTACAATAACTGTTCTAGTAGATCCGCAGTTTACCCATACACCTGTACCACCACTAGTTGCTGTCCCAGTAAATACCCAAAGAGTATACGTTACTTCCTTGCCCGAATTAGTATAATCAATGTCTGAGTAAGAAAGAGAGAAGCTAGCGCTTGATCCACCGTATATACCGCCAGTAACGTAGATCCCATCGTCTGGATTATCTAAGCTTCCTACAAAACTTTTAGTAAGTTTCCAGTACCAGTTAGCCCCAACAGTTCCATCAGCAGGGTCTTCTTTAAAACGACTCCATGAAACGTTTACTGTATTGTAATCATAGGAGAACGCTGTAATCCCAGAATTATAGTAAACACTGATATCAGTTGTTTCACCATATTTAAATCCGGAACCGTATCTACTAGTACCGTACTTAGCCATTTATTACTCCTTTTAGATTCCACCAGTAGCGTTAATGATTAAGTTGGCTGCTGTTAAGAACGGAATCTGATTAGCAGCTAATGTAATATCGGCAGCAGTTGCTGCGTTTGTTGTATTTAACTGGGTTACGCTTACATTTATGATTCCAGTAGATGCGGCTTTAATTGTAGAAATAACTGTTGCAAGATAGATAACATCTCCAAAAGTATTATTGTCATAATAGAACGTGCCTCCTGAACCCAGCATTGCCTGGTATACAGCTAGCTTTGCGTCAGTATTTTTATAGGCGGAAGAAACCGTAACTGTTACTGTAAGGTATACCGGAACATATGTTGGGGGCAGGATTGTTAGGCTTACTCCAGCAGAAATTTTATCTGACATGTATTTTGTTACTGCAGGTACTAGTGTTCCTGAGAAAGATGCGGTAGGGGTTAGGTCGATTACATACCCACCAAGAACGTTAGTATTATTGCCCGCAGCTAAAGAGAAAGAGTTAGTTACTACAAACGATGTTGTTGAAGGTACAGATGCAATCTGTACGTTAGACAAGTTATATCCTACTGGAAGTAATCCAGAAATACTTACATAGTCTCCAGCAGCAAAACCATGAGCAGTTGTTGTTGTGTATGTAATAGTAGATACTGTACTTACAGCAGCAGATGTGCTACTAATTAAAGTAGCCTGAGGATAACCTGGAGCTGCAGAGTTATCATTTTGTGGCTGTACGTATAGGTTCACAGCGGAGTAGACAGTAGCAGATGCGTTAGCTTTTCCTACTTGAGAAACCATCAAAGCTAAGTTTGCATAATCAGAAAGCGTAACCGCTCTTCCACGACTAAACATAGCCGCTTTAATCTTTTTCCTAATTTGTGCAGTATTATCTGGATCCGCTCCGCCTGAAGCAGGAAGAGAGTTAGACACAGTAAAATATGTGATAACTTGTGGGTCTAAATTTCCAGGAACAAAGGTAAGTTCTGTAATAGAATTAGACTTAATATTTCCTGCGGCACCGACACTTACTTTGTATAGTGCGCTGATAATTTGACCGCTAGCGGGAATGGCTCCGTTAACGCCATCACCAAAGATAATTGTTGTAGTTCCATCCGTGTTTACCTGAGTAGTAAATACGGCATCTGTAGACCCCCACTCAAGTAAAGAGTCAGCATAAACCCATTGTGTAAAAGCTACACCTTGTCCTACATACACTACTATTGAACTATCAATAATATTGCTATCGACAATAGTAAAGTTTTGGTTTGTAGCTCCTGTAGAGTTTCCTAGGTTTACAGGCAACGCTTTATTATAGGTACTGTCAATAAGGTCAGGACGATCTGTATTTACTGTTTTTCCTTCAAGAGCAGCCAAAGTAACAGAAGCCCCGGCAGCTAAACCAGAGTAAGCTGAAGTTGTCTCAAAGTATACTTGGCTATAAGGACCATAAGAAAGAGGAGCCATTACTTGAGTCCCAATAGGAATGTCAATAGCGCTTGTTGTATTGTTAGTAAATGTTACGTTAATAGTTGCAGGTGTAGGACCAGAAGGTTTATAGTCTACAAGGTTAGCAAAGTTTAACAGAGTGCTTAGCTGTACAGCAGTATCCACCGTAGTCTCATTTGCTACTCTATCTAAGTAGTGTGACATAACGTCGCCCATATAAGCAAACGCTTCAATTAAAACGTTTCCTAAATCTGAGTAATCTGTTGGGTTCCAGGTATACCCTGTAGTACTTGTTCTTGCTCCTACGAGAGCAATTAGGTCTGCCTTAAGAGAGTCAAAATCTCTAGAGGTATAGTCAATTTGTGCCATGGTTTACCTTTCTATTCCACAAAGCCATCAATAGATATAATTGCTGTACTAACCGGTATTGAAACCTGAGTATTGTCTGGAAGGATAAGAGTGAGCATTACTGACTCTACACCGCTAGCATAGTTATATTGAACATCAATACGATCTACCTTTACTTCAGGAATCCAAATAGTAACAGCAGCTCTAATAGCCGCCTGTATAGCAGCTTCTGCATCACCATCGTTCTCAAACATGGACTTATTCCAGTCCACCCCATATTCAGGAAGCATTGGACGTTGACCTATGCTTGTTGATAACAAAGTAAGAACTCTGTCTAAGTATATCTTAGAACTTAGGGTTGTTGTAGTTACAACTCCATACGGACTTACAGTATATGGGTATGAAATAGTTATGTCTGTGCTCATGCTTGTACTCCCATCCAAACAGGGTTATCTGGTAATCCGCCTACAAACATCACCCAAACTAACTGACCAATAGCCGGTACAGATCTGTGAAAGGTGTGCTCTGGGGTAGTTGAGTTAGTAATGTTATTTAGAGTCCCCGATTGATCCGGGGCATAGGTTCCGGCAGGGTAGGCGCTCTTCTCTAGGGAGTCGTTAGTGCTGGTAATAGTAGGCTTTACCGTACTAATGTTTTGCTGGTTAGTAGACAGCATAGTCTTAGTAGTAGGAACGTGAGCATGGTTAAGCTGATAGGATGCATTTTTAGCCACAATTGTCAAGGCTGGAATAGTAGTACTGGTTGTTACAGATACTGTTCCTCCCTGAGGGTCAGCTCCTGATCCGCTACCGGATGCTGCTACTGAAGTAGTTGTGAGCATATTAGCGATATCAGAGGCCAGGTGAGCTTTGTGGTCAGGATGATATGAGGTATCAGTTACAGGCAAGCATCCAGGAATCCAATTAGTTTTAGATACGCCAGTAGCCTGATGAATCTGAACTTTTAATCTGCTTCTGTTTAGAGGATCTTTATTGTCTATGACCGTAGCAGAATAAATGCCGGGCAAAGTAGGTCGCCCTTGTGGATCATGTCCGTACTCACTATCGTATGTCATACTATCAGTGTACCATTCTTTTTAGACTTGAAGCGAGCTACCGGTTTCACATTAGATATGTTAGGAGATGTTCCTAGATAGGGTGTAGATCCAGAAATTGTAGGGACTTCAGTAGCAGACGTTTGTGTTGCTGCGGTAGTGGGGACTACCCCGGTACTTGGATTAAAAGAACTAGAGTTAGGTGACACAGAAACATTTACCACAATGGTGTCGTTTTCTATAAGGGACTGGCCAGCAATCTCTGCCTGTACATCTCTAGTGCTTCCACTATTTGAAGCGTTAGGGTTTTGATCCCCTAAAATATCAGTACCAACATGAACCTCTAACATATAGTTAGCAGGTGATCCACCAAATCTGTGTACTACAGATAGCGCAGTCCAATACCCAGACATCCCATTAGGAAGCCCATCTAAATATATTGGATCATATGGGCGTATAGTAGGATCTCCAACTAATAGAACAGTTGCCCTGTGCTGCCATTTGTTTACATTGCCGTAACCATCTGCAAGCAGTTTAGATTCGGCTAGACTACCTACAGTATCTCTAACGTGATGTTTTTTAAATAACGAGTCTGAAGCTGCGCCAGAGTCATTAGAAAAATTACTGCTCATTTTAGGAAGTACCCCGCAGACGGTTTAACAAGTCCTTTAGAGGCCTTAGGTGTTTTAATATATGGGTGAGTAGTTTTAATTACAAGACCAGTATTCTTATTAATTCCTGTAACAACCCGGTCCACGCGCACACCGATCTCAGGCGCATTGTCTGACACTTCAGGACTAAAACTGATGATGCTTCCAAGACCTCTCAAGGCAGGAGTAACTGGCCCACCCTCCTCAGAATCCACATAGATAAAGTATGGTGCTGAATCCTTTTTTGCGTTGTATATCTTATCTTTAGACATATAAAAAATTGTAGTGTTAGAACAGTAAAGAGCAAAACCAGATTGCTTTGCAAGGCTTTTAATAAGCTGCCAATCACTTTGTCCAGATTGAGCAACACTATCTCTTACTCTAGGGTCTCTCTGGCAGATTGCACTGAAGCCGTGCTTGGCTGCAATTTTAGATACAACTTGATCTGAGGTTAAATTTGTATAGATAGTTTGGTCTGTATCTTTTAGAGATCTTGATGCCCCCACACATACGATATCTGTGTTTCCTCCATCAAGGCCATGACCTTGAGTAACGTGGTTTATATAGCCATACCAAGTAAGTCCTGTGCCAGCCTCTGTAGTAACAGTAAAGATTACAGGGTCATGACTAGTAAGCGCTTCTCGTTCTATATATGGTGTTCCTTTGTAATGAAGCACCAGCCTATCGTGAGCTTGCATGTCTTGATATAACTCAGCACCAATAAGAATTAAATCCATATCTGGTGCTTTAGGAAAGCTTACCTTAAAAGAAGGGTTAGTAGAAGAAGACCAGATAAAGTTTCTAAGGGGACTTATTAAACTAGTTTCCATAAGGCACCCTTATCACAGTACCTGGTTCAATATAAAATGGGTCTAAAATCTCTGGGTTAAGATCAGTGATCTTCCACCAAAACTTAGGCAAGATGTTAAATGCAGCGGCAACTAAAGCCAGCTCATCTCTTTCTTTCCAAGTATACGGAACATAGTTAATAGTCTCGCCACTAGGAAACTTTCTATAAACAGAGATAACATACTCATCACTGCTCTTGTCTTTAAGTTGAGCAATTGGTCCAGTATAGTATCTAGAAGTTCTTCCTATCATTTATAGTTTCCTCATTACTTCTTTGGAGGGGTAGTCGCTGTACCCGTAGTGTTTTGTGCCGCGTTTTGAGCAGTCTGATCCTTAGCGATAGAGTTAGCTCCGCCTTGCTTAGCAAAAAGAGTCCCGTTCCACAAAGCAGGGTACCTAGTGAATCCAATAGTAACTGTGCTTAGAATTGGAACCATGTCTAAGTTAAACATTACGTGGTTTACTGAAACGCTTGCTACTGACCCAAAGTATCTCATGTTGTCATTTAGATGCATCCAGCATGGCATACCCGTAGTATATCCAAAGTCTGACGTAGGTTCGTTATAGCTGCTTCCAAACAATAATGGGCTCTTTAAAGGGTCACCGTTTAGTACTCTGTACAGGTATTCAATATCATATTCAGTACCACGATTAAGAATTCCCTGTATGGCTTTTTCGCCTATTTTATATCCATATGCTTGGGCTAAAGGTACGGAGCCTGTATGACTATTGCTTAAGTATTCTCTTAAATAGGCCATGTCAGGAATGCGGTTAATATATAGCTGAACTGTTACGTTCTGATTACCTGCGAGTAAAACTGAAGGATCTTTTCTTCCTAGAGTCCAATCGATAGAGGTATCAGAGGCTGTTGTATAGTTAATAGTAGTGGGGTTATACATAAATCTAAATCCCCAAAGCTTACTTCCAGTGTAGGTTTTAGAATCAAAAGTAAGATTGTCTGGATTTGTATTTAATGCTTTAGCTCCTTGAGCATCTTGAATGATTCTTCCCAAACCAGCTGTTCTTTTATTTTCTCCCTTATATCCTATCTTAATAGGCTTAATTGCAGGTTCGGCCATAGCCTCATAGTACGCACCTAAAGCATCAGGGTCTTTTACAATAGCATTGCTGTGCATCATTCGCTGACCATAGGAAATATCTCGTGCTCCGATATGTGGAGGTGGGTTGTACCGTTCTTCTTCAGCAGGGGCTACAGTAACTCCAGGATTTCCCCCAACACCGCCGCCTCCTCCTCCTCCTCCTCCTCCTCCTCCTCCTCCTCCAGCATTAGTGGCTCCAGTGTTATTGCAGTTAGCAAGAACAGCTAGACGTGCTTTAGCTAAAACTGCAGATAGCTTTGGGCCAGCCATATTTCCAGAAGAACTAGCACTACTAGATATTTTCTCACTAACTACTGTCTCAATAGCTTTAGGGGTGGAGCCATTAATATCCGATATATATACCGTATATTTATATGTAGCGTTACTAACGAATGAGTTGCTGCTCGCTGAGTTGGCTCCAATTTTTATACCTACCCACTGAGGCTTTTTGCTTCCAGCAAATAGCCCACAATAGTCATAGTAAAGGTAGCCTTGTGTAGGCCACCCCCCATTATCTACAATATTAGTTACAGTAGTAATAGCGGTGGTCATAGATGCAGGTATTGGAGGAGTAGTTCGTTTAGTACTTACGTTAAATCCTGGGCAAATACCTAACAAGGTTGGATGTTGCGCGTTGGGGTTAGTATCATAGAACTGGTTATTATTTATAATGTTGGCGTTAAAAGTTACGGCGTTATACATACTCCAGCCAGTAGATTTAGGGCTAACCGTTACTTTAAACACATCTCCATTTGTATTTTGAGATGTAATGTTAGATGTACCGCCATTGGTAATATGGTACCCACCATAGTAGGTTGTTCCTGTGCCGTTTGCTACACCTGCAGGCCACATATTGCCTGTATTGGCAACAGTAATCTTAACATTGTCTACTATGTTTGCATTTTTTCCGTTGATAGTAGTGCTGCTTTTACTTTTAGATCCAAGCCAATAGAACTTTGCAGCTCCGTTACCGTTTGTTCCATCATCATACATATACACTCTAAAAGCATATAGTATTTGAAAGTTAGGTTCAATAATCATACTGTTCTTAGCAGTAGTGGCTACGCCTACGGTAGGGCTTGTAGGTTTTGTAGCGTTTCCGTTGTTTTCTTGGTATGTCAAAATTAAATTTGGAAAGTTCGGATTATTTTCAATTACTGTAATATTCTGAGCAAGAAGGCTCAAATCTTGAGTAGCATAGGCAGCAGTCTTCCAATCTACGTAAGTAGATACTGTATAGTGGTATGAATATGCCATTATAAACTGTGTCCAAGTCTGTCTAGAGAATAAGGATTGCTTGATAGTTCTTTCTTTAGCCGGGCAGCCACAGTGCTTACCAGTCGTTCTGTTTCTGAAAGACTTGCATTTCTTATGTTAACCGTCATGTTAAGATTAACATTTGATCCTCCGCTACCGCCTCTAGAATATATAGTACCAGCACTTACGCCAGACATTGCAGCGCCTGAGCTAACACTTCCTACGTTCATACCTTGATGTGGCCCGCCGTATCCAGGAATCTTAGTGCCCCAAGGAGAGTGGTCTACCGCAGTAAGAACAGACGAACTATCTGTACCCTTAGATAGTGCCGAAAGGATATTCTTATATCTACCATTATTAAGAGTCTGAATAGTTGCAGAGTAGCCATCTGCCCAAGACTTATAAGATTGAACTCCCATGCCGTGACCTAGGTCATTCATAGACGTAGAACCATTATAGACTTGCGTAGTGTTTAATGGGTTAAAGTGAGCAGAGTTCTTCCATTGACCGCCTTCCCAGGCTGCCCACGTAGTCAAAGCATTAATGTTCTCTTTAGTTACAGGCTTACCAAGCTTTGCAAGAAGAGTCTTTGCCCAAGTTAATTTGCTGCCCGTACCTAAAATAATTCCTCTTGTAGGCTTAACTTTTCCTGAGATCCAAGATATAGATTTATCTTTTCCTATATTTTTTGCCCCACCATTTCCAAAAGGATCTACAATTCCTGAGGCCGACGAAGATGCAGAGGAGGAGTTAAGAATAGTTTGTAAGTCAGAACTAGATAAAGAACTACCGCCATAAAGATCCGCAGCTATAAAGTTCTTATGATTTACTGCTCCGCTTCGTGATGTATTTGATGAAACCGACCCAGATTGAGGAGGCAGCGGTGGTGGAGAAGCTGCTCCACTTACATATGGTGTAGGATCTACCTTTTTACCATTAACAAGTACTTCAAAGTGAAGGTGAGGACCAGTAGATTTTCCGGTAGAACCAGAGTAACCAAGTACTTCTCCGGCCTTTACTTTTTGTCCTCTAGTTACTTTAATGCTCTTTAAGTGGCCATATCTTGTGGCGGTACCGTCTTCATGTTTTACTTCAACCCAGTTACCATAACCATTAGGTTCATTACCGAGAATAGATACTACGCCGGCTTTAATAGATGTAACGGCGGTGCCTAGTTGCGCACCGTAGTCAATTCCTGGGTGACCATTGTGACCGTATGCTTGTGTAATAGGTGTGGATGTAGGCACAGGAAGTATAGAAGGTGTAGCAGAAGCTACAGGATGTTTAGATGACTTACTTGCGTGTCCCACGTTACCGTGATCTTTAGGCCCACCTAAAGCACTTGTCGCCCCCGCAATAGCTGCATCAGCAATAAGTCCGCCACCTGCTGGATCAACAAGCTCACCGGCTAAGAATCCGGCACCAAGTGCAAGTCCCTTGCCTAAACCTTTACTTAAAAACTTTTTAAAGAATCCGCCAGCGGCTTTCTTAGCAATACCTGCACCTAAAGCACTAGTGCCAACTCTTGAAGCAATGCTAGGACCAAACTTTGAAATTGCTTTATAAGCAAGCATATTGCCCGCAAGAATTGTAGCTGTTCTGCCTACTCCAGAAATTGTAGCGCCAACGTTTCCAGTATTAGGGAAGGTTTGTAGTGCGCCCTTGAAGGTCATAAGTGCTTCTGTTACAGGGCCAAGCGCGTTAGCAAGATCTGCAAAACCGCTAGTAAGCATAGCGTTTGTTCTTACGGCAGCGTCATACCCGCCTACTAAACCTTGTTCAGTAGATTGAAGGACTTTAGCTTGAGCAGCAGATCCTCTAAAGTTTGCACGAACAGGGCTGCTCTTATCAACGCCCATAATATCCAACATCTTATTTGGATCTTTGCTATTCATTGCAGAACTAAAGGTTTTAGCATCGGTATTAGCTCGTGCTATAAGGCCAGAGGTAATTAGCTCTGTAAGATTAGGGTCTCCACCTGCAATAGCTTGAATAGATGCATAGCCTTTGCTTCGCGGATTACGAAGCGTTGCTGCTTGCTCTTGAGTTATCTTTTGACCACGAGATAAGAAGTTATAGACCTGATTAATAATCTGATCCATAGGCTTAAGGTTGCCTTTAGAGTCACGAATATTTATACCCATACGTAAGAACATCATGCCATTCATAGCACCTGCGCCCGCAGCAGCTTGTTGGTTTGACATTCCAGAGAATGCGCTCATGCCAGAAAGCTGACCCATTACAGTTTGTGAGCTTAAAGAGTTTGCAGAATAACCGCTATAGAACAACGCTTGCTGTGCTTGAACTGCGCCCATAGCACTTGTAGCGCCCCCACCAACAGCTTTGTTTGCTCCAACAATAGCTTGACGAGAAGACATGCCACTTAGTCCGGCATATGAGTCGGCAGTGATTCGTTGAGTTACGGCCGCCATAGTATCTGGCGCCATTCGGTACATGGCAGTGCCTGCTCCAAAAGCAGCTAGGCCTAAACCAATGCCCATCTTTTCAGCTTTAGAGAAAGATCCTAAGCCAAGTCGTCCAGATCCAACCCTATCTTTAGCCATGCCATTAGTGGCGTTAGTTGTCTCTCTAAGAGTATCACTCCACTTCTTAGAGATAACGTCTACATACTTTTCAACTTCTTTAAACAGGCGAAGCATCTCTTTGGGGAAATCCTCAAAGAGTGCCTTCTCATTAACCTTAGGCATCTGTGCCCCATCAGAGGCTATACCTAAATTGTTACTGCTCAGTTAAATCACCGCCTTAAACGACTTTGTAATCTCTCTAACCACATTAGACGCTCTCTAAAACTCAGAGAACGAATCTCTTCTAAAGTCCACCCCGGATATCCTTGACTCATGTAGTCAAAGGTTTCTACCAGAGTGACGTAGTCAATCTCGCCCCTAAAACAATTCCGCTAATGTTAGCGGAAGCGGTACCTCCTGGCCGCAAGACTGACATTCCTTTGTAATAGCTCCGAGTTGTGGTCCTGGGTTACGGCTTGTGATTTCGTTCAAAAGTGTTCTACGGTCTTTTAGACCTAGGTTTCTAACGACCTCTGGGTTTAAAACCGGAGTTCCGTTAATAGCCTTAACACAATTCTTTAGCAAAATTGTATCTAATTCTGCTGAGGTTTTGTCATTAGACGCGACCATTTCTTTTTGAGTAGATCCAGTAGGGAATACCATGTCTACATCTCCCACCTTACACTTTACAGTGAACTGGCGGTCCCCCTTCAAAGTCTTGATAGGTACATCTTTATCTAGATCGATGTCAAAGATCTGCTCTGCGTTGCAGCTAGGGCAGCTTCCTGGCCCAACCTTTACATCAGACCCAAAGGTGATCTTTCGGATAGCCAACAGAAGCATCTCTCGATCTCCCGCGTAAAGAGCGTCCAATAGTTCCTTAGACGACGGCTCATTCCCGATCTTTACTGTAGCTCTTTCAAGAATTAACAACAAAGACTTGCCAATGTTGTTGATCTTAGCCACTGCTTCCTCGTCAGCCCCGTTTAGTTCCCGCACTTCAGCAGTAGTAATTACTCCTGAGATAGGGTCTACTAGGCCACCAGGTAGCTCAACGTCTGGACTAGGAGGCAACTGTACTTCCGGCTTAACTGCCGCAATAGTTGCCTCCTGTTCAGACATCGCTTGCTCTGCTAACTTATTAAGAAGAGCTGGGTTTTGTTCCGCTGTTATAGTCGTTGTATTGCTCATATTATTTTCCTTATTAGATTAGAAGTTAGCCGTTAGTAATTGCTGGAGCTGTTCCTGCTGCTGTGTAGTTAGAGGCGTATGTTACGTCCCAACCTTCATGAACAATCGTCATCTCTTCAACCATGATGCTGTTTGAACCTGCATCTAGATTGCTGTATGACAAGTTTGTGATCCATGCACGGTATACGCGGAAGCGTAAAGAAGTGTGTTGATCGTTAGGCGTCTTAGCTGTTTCGCCTGCTGCAGCAGCGCCAAGATTTATCGTCTGTCCAGTTGTAGCCTGTGGGTTTGGGTGACTAAGGACTTGGATATCAAGGTTGCAACGGAATCCTCCGCCAACTCCAGCAGTAGCGCCTGTAGATGTAGGTGTTCCTGAAGTAAGTACAGAGAAAAGTCTCTTCATCCAAAGAGCATTATCTCCTTGACCCAACATAACTCCCTTAGAAAGAGTGATAGGGGTAAAAGCAGATTGTCCAGGAATCTGATGTGTATTGGTGTTGTAGCCGCCTTCACGATAAGAGATTGCTTCAGTAGCAACACTTAATCCTGAGACAGATACGAACCCCATTGACCCAAAGTTTTGACCGTAAGACGCTGTGTCTGATCCGCTTTCTGTTGGGGTAAATGTCACTAAAAACTTAAAATTACGTACTGGATCAGTAAGTAAATTACTAAGTGAATTAGTAACTGGTGATGGCGTAGAGCCACTATTTTGCTGTGCCATTTTTATCTATCTCCTTATGCCGAAGCATTTCCGGTAAGTTGTCCAAGCTTAATGACAACAAACTCTGCTGGATATTGTAGTGCCACACCAACTTCAATATTTACGATGCCTGCTTGGACATCGGTAAAACTTGTAGTAGTTGCGTCAACCTTTACGTAGTAGGCCTGAGCAGGTGAGCTTCCACGAAGTCCACCAGAGTTCCAGTAGTTAAACAAGAACGAACTTAGGAGTGTCTGGAGCTTGCTCCAAAGACGACTATCGTTGTTCTCAAACAAAGCAAAAGAGCTTAGGTTCTGCATTTGCTTTTCAATGTAGATAAGAGAACGACGGATATTAATATAACGATTAACTGGGGTGTTGTCCATAGTACGGGCACCCATGATCACAATTCCAGAACCTGGAACTTGACGGATTGGGTTGATAGGATCTGCAGATGTATTGATAGAATCTAGTTCAGCATTTGTAAACAAATGTTCAGTAGATACTGCAAGAGCCATCTTGTTAGAAAGACCTGCCGGAGACTTAGCTGGGCTACGAAGAGCATCTGTAGATAGGTATTGACCAACTACACCTGCACCAGGAGCTTGTAGACGAAGAGCGCCGATTACCTTGTTTGGATCTGGAATGTTATACCAAGGCCAGTAAGCCGCTGCAATTCCACCAGAGGTAGACGAANAAAAGTTAGCTGCAGTAGCAGTTACGCTAGCTTGTGCAGCAGTTGAGTTTGCCAGTCCTGACGGGGTATCAATAACAGCAAATGCGTCGGTACGACCAGCAGCATAAGTTACTGCAGCACCATGTAACTGGCTGCAGAGTGAGCTGGTAGATGCATATGGGGCATCAGGAGCATACACAACGATTGAGTTAGAAACGCTATCAAATGTAGTCCAACCAGTGGTGTAATCTGAAAGTGTTGGTGCTGTTCCATCTGTTCCACCTGATAGTGAAGTAGGGTTAGCATTAAGAGTGTATGGGTTCTTAGTGCTATCGATGCTTCCTACAGAGACAATTGCAGAGTAAGCAGGGATTACCGACCCAATATAGTTAGCGTCTGTTGAGCTCATGCTTAGATCAGAATAGCGCTCTACAATACTTGTCGAAGTTACGCCACTAGATGTAGTTGTTGCAAAAATAGTGAGGTTAAATCGACTCGATACGCCTGCAGGGGTTACTTGTGCTGAGTAGCTGTTGGCCCAAGAACCTGCGTTTAGAGCTGTCAGAGTAAAGGAGTTATTTGAGGCTGTAACAACTGTTCCTGAAGCTGTACCTGTCTGAGCTGTAAGAGCAGCTGTAGGCAGTGTCTGGCTAGCAGTTGGGGTTACTGTAATAGCAAACGCTGAGCTTGTCAAACCAGCAACGTTGATTGTGCCTGTGATGTTATAGCCAGATACGACTGAGAAGGTAGCGCCAGTAAATACTGCAGTACCTGTAATAGTAGCTGGACTAGCTACAGCAGCTGTAAAGCTGGTGTTGGCGGTAACAGCGCTTACATAGTAAGTTCCGTTAAAGGAACCAGTAGTAGCGCCTGTAACACCGGCTACTGTAACAATAGAACCTACAACGATACCGGTAGTGCTAGCAGTTGCCCACGTTACAGTGGTGCTTGTGCCTGTACCGTTAATTGTTGCAGACGTTACTGTTGGTGTAGCGGTTGCTCCAAGACCAGTAATGGTTACTGACTGACCGGCTGTATATGTATTAGCAGCGGTATAAGTAATGGTGTTTGATACTGGAACAGACGCAGCAGTTACAGTAGCTGTGACAACGTTGCTGGTACCAGAACCATCATTGATAGTTACTGCGGATTTTAGTGCAGATGAGCTTACAACGCGCTTTACATAGAGTGATGTTCCATGGTTAGCAAAAAAGTTGTATGCGGCCCAAGAGGTTGGGTAGGCGTCGTTAAGTCCACCAAATGTCTTTGTAAACTGGCTCCATGTAGATACTAGTACCGGTGCGTCTGTTGGTCCTTGGGGAAGGGATCCGCAGAACGCTCCTACAGCGCTGGCAGTATCTACTACGGTAACAGCTTGAGGCAAAGGCACTTCTTGGATATATACGCCGGGGCGGCTATATGTTGCCATTTTTGTTACTCCTTAGTTAGGTTGTTTTCTTTGAGTTGCGAACTTGTTTGCTAGCTTGTAAACGGAATGGTCTGATAAGTTGTAGAGATATTTGGTTGTTGTGTTACTTCGTACGCTTGTACTAGCTGATCTGGGAAAAGCTCAGAACTAATACGTATATTATATACGTTATTGAATAGGCGTTTTTCCGATTCAATAAAGTCTCTTTTTGAGAATCCCAGGACATCCACGCGGCGGTTAGTACCGTCCTCAGGGATAGGGAGTTGCCCAAACCTTAATGGTAGTCTACCAGGACTATACAGTGCCGCAATCAATTGGCGGTCGTGCCTTGGCTGACGTGACCAGGTAGATACTTGGTAAACCAAGTCTACAGGAATAGGAAAGTTAGTGTGAGTGACGTTGGCTGTATCTACGCCTTCTGGAGTATACGTCAAAGGGACGTATCCTCTGTGGGCCCGTGTAGTATCCTCAGTTACGCTGACTAAATCTATAGTGATATATGGATAAGCCTGTTGACGAATTTCTTTGTCCGGCTGTCCATAGTAAACCCCTACAGGACGTGCTGAGTTGCCTGAGTCAGAGACTGTAATGCCTGATAGTAGAGTCTTAAGAGCTGCTTCTTCATTTAAAATAAATGGCATTAGTTAGCCCCCATAGTAAACGTGCTCAAGGCAGGAGAAGGAGGGGTGTCTTGAGTACCATAGTTTAGGCGTTGGATCTCATGCTCTAATTCTTTAGGAAACACAATTTGAGGTGCCTCACCATCGTGAGAAACCTCTAATTGATTAACGATATGATCAGGCCAACCGTCGTAAGAGCTTACGTGGCTTCGTAGAGCCTGCGTGTATAAACCTAGCGCCTTATACTCAGCCAAAATTAAGGCTGACTTAAGGTACATGTCTAGAGAAAGAGTAAGACTCGTCTTAGATGTTAGCATTTTTACGGGTCTTCTTCGTCAGTATATATCCAGTAGCAATTAACAGGGCCGTTTTGTTGAAACCCTTATGCTGTTTTTCTGGAAGCAAATTACATACTCCACGAATAAACTCCGTTTTATCGGCGTCGGTTTCATACCGATTCATCCGATCATACAGACTAGTCATAATTCCTCCATAGGAAGACGCAAGGTAAAGCAGCAGGGTTCCAGATTTCTCTGGCGTCATAGCCTATCATAAATGAAAAAGGCCCCTTTCGGGGCCTAAGTCGTTACTTCTTTTTCTTAGCTGGGACCTTCTTCTTGCCTTTGATCTTATCCGCTAAAGCCTCATCCATCTGCTCATCTTCTGAGCTGGGGTCATACCCTCTGTAGTCTTCTTATCTTGATCTTTATCAGATTTAGCCATTTACTTGCCTTTCTTAGTTGTTGGCTTGCCGGCTTTTTTCTTACAGGCGCCGCCGCACTTAGGCTTCGAGCATCCACATCCGCATGATTTACACATGTTATTCTCCGCTTCCTTTTTTGCTGTGATATTTTTTAGTTGCTGTTATACCGGCACCGATGGTGACGGCTCCGGCAAGCTTGGTCAGGTTCATAGTCTTACCCCCACCTGGGTGGTGTACCTTTACATCTTTACCGTGCTTGTCTACAATATGTGTCTTGCCATCTGCCTTAAACTTGGCAGCGGCTTTCTTTTTTTCTACCGCTTTAGGACGAACTTTGCTTTTAGGCATTATCCCTTTACCTTCTTCAGTTTTGGGTTGGCTTTCTTGGCTCCTTTTGAAGCTTCTCGTGAAGATGCTGCCAGAATAGCGTCTGCCGACTTTTGGGAAACGCCTTCCTTTTTAGCAATATCCGCAGAAGCTTTCTTAAACCCCGGATGTTTTTTATCTTTAGCCATTAGCCGATATCCGAAGGTACGTATGAATATAACACTGATACGGCACCAGTAGATGTTCCAGCAGAAGAGATCGCATAAACTTTATCTCCACCACCTGCCCACAACTGGAATGTTCCGTTTGTTGNGGCAACATAGTGACCACCATTAGCCCCAGAAGCAACAGTAATTGNTGAATCTCCTAAATAAATTGCGGCGCTATCACGGTTTTGAATTGATATTGCCGTGTAGTTTGCGGACTTAGGTACAGTAAAAAGAAGTGTAGCAGTCGTGCCTACAGTAATATTGTTGTGTACTATCATAGTTATCCTTAAAGGGTAGTAGGGTCAAAAGCGGAGTAGTTAGCAAAGTGCTGGAACTGACTATCATTAACCAGCTCTTCTGCATTTACCTGGTTACATTGTACACGCAAAAGGGTGTAGTTATTCTGAATGATACCCTCAGGAAGTACTCTGATAGGTGTAAATACTTCATGTCTAAATACGATTCTATCGCGTAGGTAGGCGTCCGGGTTGATCTCTACATTGCTAAGCTCAGGGATATTGTTGTAGTTAGCTCCATAGAAGTTGAGCTTATTCTCAATTACATCTACATTTATGATGATAGTCAATTGGTCAGCGTTATAGAGACCACGGTCAGTCTGGATAGACACGCCTTGCTCTAGGTGAGCATTTACTACAGGGATTATAAGAGGCGTCTTCCACATACGTCCAGCACCAGAGTTGCCGCCCACATCGTAGATAGGGTCGACAGTAGTATTGGCAGAGTCAAACTCCCACCACTCTATGGTGGTACCTACTGTCTTTACCAGCTCTGTAGTAGTACCAGAGATGATAGAGGCATGCTCTGAAGGAACGCTGAAGCGTCCTTGCCTGTTTTCTCCGCGCATAGCTTAAATCCTAACGGTTATACTCAGTAGGTATGTACCACTCTATAGCTGGCCCATACTTAAGATTGACCCTAGTGTACTCTGAAAACCTTTTGATTTTGTCCTTATTGGCTGGGTCTTTGAGGTAGTTAATCCAGTTCTCTTCAATCTCAGCATAGTATTGTTCCGTACTAAGGGCATTCGGGTTCGCCCCACTTACCCTAAAGCTTGGTTCTTCTTGGTTATTATTATCCACGTTATTTTGAAATAAGTGGCTTAGAGGAAAGACCATATTAGGAAACACGAGAGAAAATCCCTCTGACAATAGGTTCATGGTTTGAATAATCTCTTCTTCCCAAAATATAGTTTTTACTGGAAGACCTGTATGCTCCACAAAATGTCTGTTTCCAAAAGCAAACTGAGCGTTGAACTTTACACACGGTACAAATAATCTATCATCTCTTCTACTGTGGGTTCTAAGATCTTTATCGCTCCAAGATGGGATACTGGTGTGATTCCAGGTTTTAAACATAAATATTGGATAGGAGGCAAACTTATCTCTTAATCTAGAGACACGGTCATAGTTCTCAAGNTGCTCATAAGACGGCAAGTAACAGGTAAGAATAGTCTTTTCATTTTCAGTTTCTTTTAAAGCTTTATTATAGATGTTTACTAGGGTGGTGTCCCAATGCTTTTCAAACAGAGTATGCGAGTCAACTTGAAGAACATAGTCTTCTCCATCATACATAGAGAACGCTTCATCACGGCCAAAGCCTACAGAGATCTCGCACTCTCCTCTTTTATATCTTTTAAATTTAACTTGAGGGTATTTAAGTAAAGGCTCAATCTTTGTGTTATAAAAATAATCAAAATCTAAAATATCTTCACCTGAACGCGTTTCAAAAAACACTAGGCCAATAGTTATATCCTCTGGATTATCCGCGCACTCTATAGCTTCTTTTACTGTGAATTCGATTTGATTATCGTATAGTGTAGGTATAGCAATATAAATAGACATATTATTCCTTCTTAGGGTCGTAGTCACTCATGTCAACAAATGTGGGGTTATGTAAAAATAACGAAGCAACTCTAGGGGTTTGAACAGCAAACACATCTACAAGCTGATCGTCTAAAATAACTCCAAGAAGGATAGGTTGGGGAGCAGTTTCTTCGGCCTTAACAGGTACAGGTTGTTCTTGCTTCTTGTTAAATTTAAACATAGTTACCACTTACCTAACGGACACGTAGCGTGTTCCAATCTAGTTTTTGCTTCCATAAAGCACATGCACTTTTTGCATTGTCCTAAGCTAGGCCTAAACTCTTCGCAGCTTTTACAGATAGACATTCTATCCTTGCTTCGCTTTGTATTTTCTTCACCTAAGATCTTATCTATAATACTAAGATCCATCAGTATTCCTTTTCTTTTCTAAAGAGTTTTTTGTAGACGCCTTCTCCTCTACGAAGTTCTTTAGCGATCTCTACTTGCTTAGCGGTGTTCCCCCATGATTGGGCATAGACCCATTTTTCCCTCTTAATTGGAATAAGTTGAGCAATAGGAGTTCCCGCAGGAATGACACCTTCAAATCCAGACTTAATAAAGAAAGGGACATTTCCCCAACCCATAAACTCTTCGCTGTCAACTATTCCAGACATAGTCGTAAAAGGAAGATCAAATCTATTTACTGGGTGGGTTAGAAGAACACTGTACCCTTTAGGAACTTTCCAACCCCATTGACATGTCCAAGCTAAATGGTTTTTTTCATGTCCTGGAGGTCTAGGAATAGTATGGCCTGTAAGACCCATACGTTCATTTACAGGGCTAGTCTCTATCTTGTCCCAAGTAATCTTTATTTCATCATTTTCATCTTTAGTTACATACATATTAACTGGAAGTACTAAAGCATACCCAGATATCATGGCGTCTAAGAATGGAACGCAAGTTTTTAATCCTTCAAACTTCATACCATGTTTATCAGAATAGTAACGTTCTGCATTTCTATACCATTCAGGGATAATACCCTTCATAGGTACAGGGGCCTTATGGTCTGGGTCCACTTCAGGACTAGGTACAAATTTAAATATCTTCACTATAACCCTCCTACCGGTTTAGTTCAAAGAAGCACTGAAATACCCTAAAGTATATCCTTGGGCAACATCTGACTTAGTAAGAATAATACCATGGTTTGTAGCCGTAGGCGTCGTGCCTAACGTGTAGGCAGCACTGCCTACTGAGGTGGTTTGAGCGTTATCACTAAAAGCTGTGGCAGTTACAGAGGTTCCAACAATGCTGACCTTTAAGGAGCTAGCAAGGGCTGTTAGGGCAGTATTAAAGATGGTGCTTACTGTGCCAGCCACAGAGTTGTAGACTCGTAGGTAGTACCCAATAGTTGATCCTGAAGTCGTATATGAGTATGTACCAGAATAATATGGAGAATAGTTAGCACTAGAGCCTAGTGCAGTATATGAATAGTAGTTAGGAGAGCTAGTGGTGGTAGGTGTAGTAGTCCCAGCTTGAAGCAATGAATAGTATGAATACGTACCGTAGTTCTGTACGTATGCCCCGTATCCTACAGGATTTATGACGTAGTAACCATAGCTTCCGTGATTCCAAGTATACGTAGCCGCTGTAGTATAGTAATAAGTATAGTTAGTATATGATCCAGCATAAGCGGTTACTGGGTAGTAATAGTATGTTGTTCCGGTGTAGTTATATCCAACAGGTGAGACTGACGTATAGGAAGCAGAAGTAATATAACTATACGCAGTATCTGTTCGTTCAGCCGCAGCGGCCCACCAGTTTAAAGAGTCAGTTACTAGAAAAGAAATACCTGTACCTAAAGTAACGTTTAGAGCCGTTAATGTTACGTTTGGTGATCCTAAGGTCATAGTTGCTATAGAATTGTTGGTAGGTGCATCGTTAGATTGTGCGACAGTTCCATTCGCAAACCAAATACCTTTAATAGCGGCCCATATTCCACCGCTGCTAGAGGTTCCTAAAGAACCAGAAGTAGTGCGAGCAAACGTATCAGAAAATGCTCCTACGAACCATTGGCGCCATACCCCTGCTACTTTTACCCATCCTGAGGTTACGCTGTGCCAAGAGCCACTTACCTTTACAAATTGCCCGGCTATGTTCCTCCAGGTACCGCCTACCTTTATTTGCCCAGTCATTATACGTATACCACCCAGATATCCCCGTTATTGCCCTGCGATGAAATTGGAGCTACTGTGCTAGCGGTGATAGGTGGCCTATTTGCTATAAGGCTGTTATAGTCTGTGCTATTAACGTAGAGAATGTTGTTGGTGCCTACTTTAGGGGCACCAGTATAATCAATATTAAATCCTAAAACAGAACCAGTAGTGTATGTTTCTAAAAGATTAGCTGTACCTGTATTAAGGGTAAGTACCAGACCTTTGTTATTTACTGTAGTAATCGTACTTCCACCGGCTTTTAGTACGTATGGGGCGGTGCCAACTCCGTTAACTAAGCCTGCCTCTATATTTAATAGGCGGTCAGCAAGAGTGCTCCAGGTAGTAGTTGATGCAAATGTTCCTGCATAAGTCGATGTAAGAGGGTTTGTGCTGGTAGCGGTTCCTAGGGCAGTTTCAAGGGCTGTAACTTCCTGCTGCAAGGAGTTGATATTATCTGCTGCTACCGTGGTTACGAGGTCAACTGCGGCAGTATAGGAACGTACTTGGTTAGGAAATCCACTAGGGTTGTTAATTGGCACAATATCTCCTCAGATTGAGTCTATAGGCTTAGGATAACAGGTATACCCTAAACATAGGGTATCATAATATCATGAATTTAGTTCAACGAGCGGTTTCTAACGGGGGTAAATTAGCCCCACTTGTAATACCTAATGGGTTGACTTCTGGCACTGGCTTGATGAATCCTTCTATTTTTATTGATGACGAGGGGGATATATTAGTCAATCTGCGCCACGTTAACTATACCCTTTATCACGCAGAGAACAACCAGTTGTTTCCATCGCGCTGGGGTCCATTGTCTTATCTTCATCCAGAAAAAGACCAAAGGTTAGTAACAGAAAATTACTTATGTCGTCTTGATAAAAACCTTGAAATGGTTTCTTATACAAAGGTAGAGATGCTTAATCTTCATGAGCCTATCTGGGAATTTGTCGGGTTAGAAGATGCGCGTATTGTTCAATGGGACGGTGATTATTATTTAATTGGAGTTAGGCGCGATACAACAACTAATGGTCAAGGGCGCATGGAGTACTCCAAGATAGAACTTAATAAATCAGAGTGGGGCGCTAAAGAAGTTAGCCGTGTACGTATACCAGCGCCTGGGGAAGATAACTCATACTGTGAAAAGAATTGGGTACCTATAAATGACAAGCCATACCATTTTGTTAAATGGACTATGCCTACAGAACTTGTACAAGCTGACCCGTCTACCCCTAGTTCTAAACAAATTGCCCTAAAACATACGCCACCTGCTCCTATAGACCAGCGAGGCTCATCTCATGTTATCAAGTGGGGCTCTATGTATATTTCAATTACCCATGAGGTTGATTTGTTCAAGAACTATCTTCAACAAAAAGATGGCATCTACCGTCATCGCGTATGTGTATGGGATGAACAGTTTAACTTTGTTGGGTTATCAAAACCTTTCTCTTTCTTGGATGGGCGCATTGAGTTTTGTGTAGGTGCATCAGTACTTGAGGGTGACTTACTAATTAGTTTTGGTTTCCAAGATAACGCCGCATTTATATTAAGAACCCCTAAGGCTGTAGTAGAAGATTTAATTATGGAGGCGTTAGCTTATGAAAATTGAAGAATTAGTAGTTCTCTTATCTAAAGACCCTTTCAACCCACAGCTTAACTTTGATTGCGCTGTTGAGTACGAACGGTTAAACCAGACAGCCTCAGCCGTGTCTTTCTATTTAAGAACCGCTGAGTACGGCAATGGGGTACTTGTATATAACTCATTATTAAAAGTGGCTCGTTGCTTTGAAGACCAGAACGATAGAGTCAACACTGTAACTAATTGCATCCTTCAGGCTATTGCTTACGACCCATCTTACCCAGACGCTTGGTTTGTGTTGGCACAGTTTCATGAGCGCCAAGGTAACTGGCAAGAGTGTTACACATTTGCTGAAGTTGGGTTGGGTAAAGTAAGCGCCCCCTTGCTACCAGCCAACGTTGGATATCTTGGTGAGTATTGTTTAAAGTTTGAAAAAGCTGTGTCTGCATGGTGGATTGGGCGCAAAAAAGAAAGTCAAGTTCTTTTAACTAAGCTATCTGCTGAAGATATAGCTGATGAGTACAAGATTGCTGTTAAATCTAATATGGAAAGGATCGGACTTGTTGCTATTTGATATAGGCGCCAACCGCGGAGATGCTACTTTTGCTGGGTTAGCTAAGGGCTATAAAGTTATTGCTTGTGAACCCGCGCCTAAAATATATGCTGAGCTAGTAAAGAACTTTATATATAACCTTGATGTAATTCCACTTAAAGTTGCTGTTTCAGACTCAAATAATGAAAGCATAGAGTTCTATGAAGCCGACGAAGACGGGTTATCTACATTAAACAAAGACTGGTTGACCGCCTCAGATATGCCGTATGCGGGTAAGCCTTACCGCACAGTAAAGTCAAACACTATAACTTTAGACTCTCTTGCCCAAACATATGGGGAACCTGACCTTATTAAGATAGACGTAGAGGGCGCCGAATGGTCTGTATTTAAAGGTATGGCTAAGCACTGCGGTAAACTTGCCTTTGAGTGGACTAACGTAACCATAGGCGAACACCAGAGCCAAATTGAATATCTTGAGCGCTTAGGGTACACAGAAGTTGCACCACAATTTATTGAGCACCATCTTCAAGAGCCAGATATTTGGTACCCAATAAAAGGATTTAGGTTAGATGATTGGGCTATACAAAACCTAACTGCATGGGAAGATGGTGGTTGGAAAGTAGCTAACCTGCGCCCAACAGCAGACGTTGGTATGTGCTGGGTTAAATAATATTTCGGTACGACAAAGACCCGCATGTCGCGGGTCAATGTACGACTTTATTTACTCAGCAGGTGTTTCTTCAACTACAGGTGGATGGAACTTGCCATCTTCATCCATGGTCCAGCCAATACCAGCAGGATTCTCTGCTGTGCACTCAATAAGAATGCAGTTAAGTGCTGCCTCTGTTGCTGCTTTATCATCTGCGGCGATTACATTTGATACTGTATTTCCATTCATCATTGCGTATGTTGCCATTTTTATCTCCTTAGTAGTATAAATAAAGAACGCCGTTACCGCCAGCGCCTGATGTGCCTGAGTTGTTAGCACCACCGCCACCGCCTCCGCCATCTCCCCCAGTACCGCCGTTGTTACCAGATGCGTTGGCACCTGCTCCACGATATCCACCACCGCCACCACCTGCACCTGCAGTAACTGCTGCAGTTACAGTTGAACCCGTACCACCATTAAACAAATCACCGTTTCCACCTGCTCCACCTGTGATGATTCCAGTTGGAGATGCACCTGAGTTGTAAGCACCACCGCCACCACCACCGATTAAACCTTGTCCGCCCGCGCCGCCTGTTGCGTTATTTGCAGCAGTTGTTGAGTTTCCACCACCGCCACCACCACCTGATACTCCTGCGCCACCTACGCCAGGATTTGCAGGTGCTCCAGTTGCACCGTTACCACCGCCGCCACCATAGCCAACAGCTGAAGAAATAGCCGAAGGTGCGCCTGTATAACTAATACCACTTGCTGTGGCTCCTCTTGCTGTAGTGGCATCAACACTTCCACCGCCGCCTGCGCCACCCATAGTTCCATCAGCAGGTGCAGTTGCAGTTCCTCGACCAGCGGCACCGCCACCTGCTAGAACCATTCCATAAATAGTATCACCGCCAGGTTTGCCATTTGATGCACCACCTGTAACGGTTGCTCCACCTGTACCTACTGTGCAAGTATTTGTTGCATAAGTCCAACCAGCAGAAAAACCACCAGCACCACCACCACCACCTGCTTGTGCAGATGAACCACCTGAACCGCCACCGCCGATGCATACCGCATATACGCGTTTAACATTAGAAGGGATGGTAACTGAACCAGTTGAGGTAATAGTTTGTTTTAACTTTAATCCAAGTGGGACATCAGAAAATGATGAATTTGTATTTATATTTGCGCTCATTGTTTTATCCTTTTAATAGAAGATGTAAAGAATTCCATTACCACCTGTAGTAGTTGAACCAGCAGAACCACCACCACCACCACCCCCGCCTAATCCACCGTTCCCTGCAGCGGTGCTAGTTGCATTAGNTCCATTTGCTGNTAAACCCGCCCCACCACCGCCACCACAGTTTCCACCAGTAGATGAATAACCAGTACCGCCTGTGTAAATAGTTCCGNCAATCCCAATTCCATTACCACCTGAACCGCCTGTGCGAGTTGCGGTAGTACCTACGGCATAACCACCACCACCGCCCGCTANACCTGAGCCNCCATTGCCACCTGTTTGAGTGGATGAACCAGAAGCCGATGAAATACCCCCGCCACCGCCTGAAATACCGTTACCACCATTGCCAGCAGTGCCGCCTGCAAGATTTGTGCTGCTACCGCCACTTGCTCCCGAACCAACAAAACCAGAAATTCCATTTGTTGTTGTTTGGCTTGCACCTGCGGAAATACCGCCAGGTTGACCATAATAATTGGTTGCACCACTATCGTTGTTGCCGCCACCGGAACCGCCGCCTATTGATNNGGTATTGCCATTTCCACGGCCACCGCCACCAGCAATAATAGATCCGTAGCGTGTGTATCCGCCGTTGGCATTATTTCCACCTGCAGCAATAACGCAAGTTGATTGTGGAATAGTCCAGCCCCAAGAAATTCCACCTGCGCCACCACCACCGCCACTACCACCAGAACCACCACCACCACCCCCGCCTGTCATAATGACATAGACAAATGGGATACCAGCAGGGATTGTTACCGCACCAGAGGATGTGATTGTTTGGCGTAATTGCAATCCGTAAGGTGCCGCAATAGATGTTTGTGCTAAGGCAGTGTAATTGCTAGAAGAGTTATTGTAGCCTGATACTTGCCCTGTTGGGCGCTTGCTTAATGGATTAGACATTTATGCTCCTTAGTAAAATATGTAAAGGATTCCATCGCCACCTACTCCTAGAGTACCACTATTGCCTCCACCGCCACCGCCACCGCCAAGACCACCATTACCACCTGTAGTAGTTGAACCAGCAGAACCATTACCTGCAACACCTGCTCCGCCGCCACCGCCAGCAGCAAGTGACCTTGATACTCCTGCTCCGCCAGTTGTAACTGCTCCTGTAAGAATGTTTATTCCGTTACCACCAGTGCCAGCATTTGCAGTTCCAGAGTTAGTACTAGTTCCTGCTCCTCCACCGCCTGCTAAGCCTGAACCGCCATTACCGCCGTTTGCCGTAATAGAAGTAGTGACATAAGGACTTCCCCCGCCACCACCAGAAATGCCATTTCCACCTACAAAACCAATTCCAGTAGAGTTTACAAAATCTCCACCACCCGCGCCTGAACCAATAGTTCCTGCTGCTGCGCTAACTGTTGTTCCACCAGCAATTCCATAATAATTAGTAGAACCATTGCTTGCTGGATAA